GCCCGGTCGGTGAGGCATGCCAGCTAATCGGGGTAGGCGCGCCAGATGGCTGGCACCGTGACGCGCTTGCCGTTGATCACCTCGCCCGTGTCCATGTTGATGGTCGGCCCCTTCCAGGCCCTGTCGGCCTTGACGCCGAACAGATTGCGGCCCTGCTGTGCCAGCCTGGAAGCGCCCCAGCCCGATTCCAGCGCGGCCTGGGCCAGGGTAAAGCTGGCCGGGATGCCGGTCGCCTTATGGCAGGCAATCGCTGCGGGCGCGATTTGATCTATGAATTCTTGAGGTTTCATTTTTCGTATGGGTCCGGTTCACCACGCTGCCACGCGGTGTAATTGCGGTGCAGCTTGATCAGCTGTATGGCCAGAACCACGAGCGCAGTCACGATGCCCACGCTCATGGATATGATGCTCATCACGCCCTGGAGCATGTCGAACTGCGTGGCAGCGCCAGCAGATGCCGCGCCAGCTGCCACCAGGGTGGCCACCTTGGGACTACTTGCCGCCGCTTCGATGGCGGACTTTACGGTTTCGTGGTCTCTCATTTATTTGCCTCTCGAATATGAAATTGACGGCGCCAACGATCAGCACCAGGAACCAGATCGAACCCCAAACGATCAGCATCATGGCGATCCACATATAGAAGTCTTGCCCATTGCACATAGCCGCAGCTCCAAATCATCCAGTTATAGAGACTTGGCGGGGCGTAGGCCAAATAGGCAATCCAGCCTAAAAAGTTGATGACCATGGAGGCGAGGCAAAGGGCCTGTAAGTCATCGCATAGGCGCCCGCTCAGCATGAGGGGCGCACAGATCAGCAGCAGCATATCGAACAGCGCCGCCAATCCGTGATAAGCCAGCATGCCAACGGGCGTGTTGCTCACGTCCGCCACGAGGTCGCGGTGGATGACGTTTGCAAGCCAGAGGGCCACAGCGAACAGCAGCCGTGATTGCCAGCTATTGGGCTTCATTTCTTCTTGCCCTTCCCGTTCGGCGCCGGTTGTTTCGTGGCCGGTGGTGGTGGGCGTTGTTTGCCATCGCCTCCAGTGGACATGGTGAGGTTGGTATGTTTCATGATGACTTCCTTTCGTGGTGGTGGAACTACTTTTGCGTATTTGCGTCCTGCTCTGTCAGGTATTGCTGCAGCCCTGGAATCGCGGCGATCAGAGCCGGGTCAATCCCGCGCAGCGATTGTGCCAGATTCGCGGCGCCTGCCGGGCGCGAGCTGACAGCCGATACCAGCGCGCGCTGCACTGGCGCCGTGTAGCCGGCAGCGCCGGCCAGCAGCGTGGCGGGAATCGCCGGATTGACCATGTAGCCAGCCAGGCCGCCGCCAGCGATCAGGGCGCGGTCGGTGGTGAAGCTGTTCGGCACCTTGTTGCCAAGCACCTGCTGGCCGGCGTTGCCCAGGTCCTGCATCAACGCTTCGCCGCGCGACACCGCGCGCTTGCGCACGGACTTGTCGGCGCCCTGGATTGCCGTGTTCAGCATGCCGGGGGTAAAAAGCTGGTCGGCGGAATTCTTGCCGGCGCGGCCAGCACCTTCCACGCGCACCAGGTTGGCCCAGGCTTCGTCAGCCTGCTTGAGCATGTCGGCCACCTTCGGGTTGCTGCGGCCCATCTGGTCGCGCAGCAGCGCCTGCAGCTGCTTCACGGCGTCCCCCAGCTCCTGCTCACTGGCCACCTGGGATTTTCCATAGCGGGCCGCCAGGTTCCCCAGTTCGCTGTCGATGGCCTTGTAATCGTCCGGAAGGATCGAACCGTTGCGCGATACCTTGCGCATCAGGGTCTGGTCGATGGCGTTGTTAAATTTCGCCTTCATGCTGTCGGTGAGGCCGTCAGCCATCCCGCGCAGCTGCCCCAGCTTTCCGCTGAATACATTGTCCAGCTGGACGCCACTAATCTGGCCCAGCGCAGTATCGTAAGCCTTCGAAATGGCGTTGCCGGCCTGGCGAACGCCTTCCTGGCCGGCCTCGGTAACATCCTCTCCCACCTTGCCGCTGGCGCGGTTGATGGCCGCTTTATTGAAGCCAGTCAGCGCGCGCAGGCGGGACAGGGAAATGGCATCGCCAAGGATGGGAACGCTCTGGGCTTTTTCCTCCAGGGCGTTCCATCGGCCACCCAGCGCCTGACCAACGGTAGGCTCCACGCCTTCGGACTTGAGCATGGCAAGTTCGGCGTTCTTCGATGCGTTCGGGCTGATGATGCGGCCTAGGCCTGCGCCCACCAATGGCGCGGCCAAGCCAAGACCACCGCCCACGGCCATCTGGTTGCGCTTACTGGTCCAGTAGTCGTCGCCGCCCGTCACAGGGTTCAAGGCCGACATTCCGGCGCCGCTCACACCGCTGATACCGGCGCGGCCAAGCATGGAGGCAGCGGCAGGCAGGCGGCTGGCAATGGCAAGGTTTGCAGGGCTGGCTACGTTGCCAACGGTGCGGTATGCATCAAAACCGGATTCACCTTGAGCAGCGCGGCGGCGCTGGTAATCCTGTTCGCGCTCGCGTGTCATCTGGTCCACGCCTCCCTCTGGAACACGGGCCACCAGACCAGTCTTATCGGACAACCAGTTATTGAACTGATTCCCAGCAGATAGGACGCCTGGAGCGACTTTCTGCAGTCCCTTTTCGAGAAGCTGTGCGCCACCGGCAATCGGATCGAACATGCCGAACCCCACCTTTTCTGTGCGGCTCAGGGGTTCAGCCTGTGCTGGACGATCTGCAATCAGGTCGGACAGGCTACGCCCCTGGCGTGGTGCCGCAGCAGATGGCGCAGCCGGCGCGGCGCGCAGCTTCGCCACGTCGTATCCATTGCTGGCCAACGTGGCCTCAAGCTGTGCCTGGGTTGTCCCGTCTGGGACGTTCTTGATGATTGTGCCGTCTGGAAGTTTCACGTCCATTTTATTTCAGGCTCCCGAAATCGATTACCTGCGGCGTACCAGCATTACCGCCCTGCGCTGGCGGGGCGCTGTTCTTGGCTGCTTCCTCGGCCAGTTTCTTGGCCTGTGGGAATTGGAACGTCAGATTGTTGGTCTCAGCTTCGAATGCCTGCTTGAAGCGCGCCAGCTTCTTGGCTGCCGTCACATTGTCATCTGTCGCAAGAGGAATGAACGGCATCAGGCGCGGTGACTCGGCAGCAGTGACAGCGGCGCCGCTTCGGTCATGCAGGATCAAGCTGCCAACGTCGGAAATATTGGCCCGCGTTTCAGTGCCTTCCGGGCTTACCCGGTTGAGCAGCGAATTGGGCAGGTAGCCCTTCCATCCCACCGCGTTCTTGCCTTCTGGCGTTTTCAGGCTGGCCAGCGCCGCGTCGATGGACTGCAGCGACTTGGCATTGTTGATGATGCCTTCGACCACGTACTGGGGAACGTTCGCCTTTTTCTCGATCTGGTTGCCCTGCGCGTCGAGCACTGGTGTTGCAGTCGGAACCTGGCCTTTCGCCAGCTTCTTGGGAAGCGCGACGATGCCGCCCGCCGTGTCCATGTAGGTGGGCGTGTCCTGCTGCGCCTGGAAATGGCGCTCAGACTGCGCCCGTGCGGCGCGTGCATCGGCAGATTCCGTCTTGGTGATGCTGCTGACTGGCTTGCCAGTGTAAGGATCAAGACCGGCGACTGTGCCGCCAGCATCCCGGAATTCCAACTTCTGGGCCACTTCGTAAGGTACTGGTGCGCCGCTGCTTCCGTCCTCGAAATAGGGCGCGTACAGAGTCTTCCCCTCATGGCGGACTTCCTGCCAGTTCTTTACTTTCGGCATCATGTCGAGCGCCTGCTTTTCCAGCGCGTCCGCTTCTGGAACGAAACCGGCCTGGCGGTGCGCCTGCGCCTCTGCAAGGCGTTGAGCGGCGAGTGCCTGGCGAACACCGTTCTGTCCACCGCCAAAGCCGCCAGCGGCCTGCTGGACCTGCTGCTGTGGCTGCATCATGCCAGGGGTCGATTGCATCGGCGTAGAGCCCGGCATTGGAATGGCGGACATGTCGCCGCCCTGGCCTTGCCCTGGCGCCTGCTGCATGCCTTGGGGCCCCATCTTCGTGCGAAAGGCGGTCAGTGCGTTGGCGCGCGCGCGCAGCGCTTCCTGGTTCGTGTAGTCGCTTTCGGCATCCCGGATTTGCATGGCGCGGATGCGCTGCAGCTGGGCCTGCTGCTCGGCTTCCATGCGGCGGCGCTTGGCGTCGTTCAGGCTACCCTGGAAAGCGGTGATGCCGCTGCCCACGGCCTGCCCCAGGCCGAATGGCTTGCTTGGGTCTCCGGACTGCTGGAGAATCTGGCCAGATGCGGCCAGCAGCGCCTGGGTCTGGTCAGGCGTCATGTTTTGGAGTGCGTCAAAGATGCTCATGGCTAATATCCTCCAGGGGTGAATGCATAGTAATCGGTTCCAGCTCCAGCACCTGCTCCAGCGCTCGACCCAGAGCCGAAAGCCCCTTTAAATTGGTTATACATGCCAAGCCCTGCCATAGCGCCACCGAGCGCCGCGCTGCCGCCGTTGTTATAGACCGGCTGCACGTTGGTAGGAATAGGGTTTTTCGACAAATATGGCTGGAGAAGATTGTTCACGCCGGTTGCTCGATTGATGCCGTACTGATCCTGATTCCCGGCCACCTGGTAGGCACCATTGAGAACTCCCTGGTTCGCGCCGATGCCGGCCACCATGTTGGCCGACGTGAGGGCGTTTGCCTGAGCCTTGAGTTGCGCATCCTGTTGGGCTACGCCGTACTGCTGGGCGCCAAGTCCCTGAGTGGCCGACAGCGCGCGGTTCGAGTCCGTGTCGTATGCCTGGGACTGGGCGCCAACGGCTGCGTTCGTATTGCCCAAGCCGAAATTGGTCAGGGAGCGCTCTTGCTCTTTTGCGAACTGGCCCAGAGCATTGCCTTCGGCCACACCCTGGCGCGAGCCACCATATCCACCGGCCATCACGGCGCCGCTGCGGATCGATGGAAGGATGTTCTCCAGCAGGTTCTTGGTGGAATCGTCCTGCTGCTGCGTGAACGCGGCCTTTGACATATCGATGCCGCTGCCGATGGCCTTGGTGAGGAATGGATTGTCCCCCGGAGCGCCGTTGATGAAGCGCTCGTATGCCGGCTTCAGGTCGATACCATTCTGGGAAGGCGCGACAACTTGAGGGGCAGCGAAGCCGCCGCCGCCCATGAGCGTGTTTGCCGCGCCGCGCTGCTGTTCCATATCGTAGGCGCCGAACTTCCCGACATAGTTGTCACCGGCGTGGCCGTAGATATCCAGGCCTGCGTTTTGCGGCGTGTCCAGAAGCCCCTGGTAACGATCAATCAGCCCCTGCCCAGTAGTACCATCCGGGCCATAAAGCATGCCGGTGACGCGCGGGTCCAGCTTATTGGCGTCGATATTGGCTTGATTCGCCGACGATACGGCACTGGCGTTTTTCTTAGCCGCCGAATTCGAAGCTACGGCGCCCACCACAGCGGAACCGATCACTGCCGCCGCAACGCCGCAAAACTTGCTGCTATCCAGCGCCGCGTCTTGCTTGCACATTCCGCGCAATTTGGTTTTCATGTCAGTCTCCGATCCACTTGGTGTAATAGGTTTCGCACGGCTCGAACTTCAGATATTTGAACAATGCACTGGCGTCGGAGTGCACCTTCGATCCGACAAACCAGCGTTGCACTCCGCGCCGCATCAGCTCGCGCTGCACGAATTTGAAAAGGTTGATCCCGGCGCGCCCGGTGCGCAGGTCCTTGCGCACGTAGAAGATGTCCATCGTGCAGGTCAGGCAGGTGCTGTAATGCAGCCCTGGTGCAATGAAGCCGATGAAGTAGCCCACCAGCTCGCCCGCATCGCGCAGCGTGACGAAGATAAGCTGTCCAGCGCGCTCGCGCGCCAGGTAGATGTCGTACTGGGGCGAGAGGGGAACCTTGTCCTTGTTCAGGGCCAGCTCCTCGTAGTGCGCCGGCAGCAGCACCTGCAGTTCGGCCAGACGCTCCTCGAATGATTCGATGTGGCAGGTGATCATCGCGACGTCCTGATGTCCACTACCAGGTGGATGCGGTCGACGGCGCTGTTGTTGATCACCTCGTGCTCGAGCTTGTTGTTGAACCACCAGACCTCGCCCGTGCCCATGTAGACCTGCTCGTCGTCGCAGCGAAACACGACGCCGGGAGCGCTCTGCAAGACGATATGGAAGCGGCTGTAGTACTCGGCGTGCACGGGAGTGTCGGCGTGCGGGAAAATGCGGCCGCCCGGGGCGATCTTGTTCACCATGCACCGGCCCAGGCGCTCGCCTGACACGCGGGTCATCAACGGCATGATCAGCGCGCGCGCTTCCGGGAGCAGCTTGTATGCTGGGTAGTCGATGTTTTCGTGCTGATCGTAGGTGCTGAGGTGCTTCTGCAGCTCTTCCTCGGTGGCGTGCACGCTCTTTTCCGGGAAGCGCAGCATGATCGACTCGATCTCACCGAACGGTCCCTGTGGATAGTCGCGCAGGTAGGTGTCTTCCTTCCACAGTTCCGGCTGTCGCTTGATGGCGAAATTGAGCGGCGCGACGTCAGCGCCAGAGGCCAATTGCATGAAATTGCGCATTACTGACCACCTCCCAGTTTTTGCACCACGGAGTCGGCCAGCTGCTTCAGCGCCTGGGGATTGTTCATCACCTGGGTCAGCATCTGCTCGAATTGCTTGGCCTCCGGGTTTCCCATCTGGTGCAGCTGCTGGATGATCTGCTGCGCCATTTGAGGCGTCGGGTTCTGCGCCAACTGCATGGCCATCTGTATTCCCTGAGGACTGCCGCCCTGTGGAGCGCCAGGTGCTGCCGGCGCTGCGCCAGCCTGACCGAGACCTGCGAAGACGCCGCCACCTTGTGGCTGCTGTTGCTGAAGTCCGTCAAAAATGCCCATCTTGTTCTCCTCTTCGATTATGGAAGTGCTTGTACCAGTGTCCAGACCGTCGTGAAAAAGTATAAGCCTTTCCCGCCGCCAGGATTCCACGTGACACCATCGGCGTATGCCCAATCACCATCACGCGGCTTTTTCGGTGCCACCGTGGTTTTTGGCAGATGGCCGGATGCCAGGGCGCCGAGCGCCGCCTGTACTTGGGCATTGAAGTTGATCAGGTAGCGCTGCAGCTGGGCGGCATCCTGCGGCGGCATGCCAGGGTCAAACAGGGCCGAGCTGGAATTTTTCGGGAGCATTAATATCTCCCCTGCCGGATCACGTCCAGCCAGTCGTAATTATCCATGCGCCACTGGTAGGCGGTCCCGGTCTCGAAGCGGATGGCCATGTATCTGCCAGACACCAGAATGTCAATCTGCAGGGATACGCCGATAGTCCAGGTGGACGTGGTGTACACCGGGTCGGCGTATGGGTCGTTGCTGAAACCGATTTTCACGATGACGGTCTGCCCCTCATTGCCGATAATGCGCGGACGGATACCAGTCACCAGCTTTCGGAATTCAGGCTCCCCGAAGTCGATACCGCGCTTTTCCAGGTAGGCAGCTGGCAGCGCACCGTCGAAGCTGGCGGACGCATCGCCCATATACAGCTTGGTGTTCGCGCTGCCCATTAGCACGCGCACGGTGTCGGGCGTGAAGTCTGGGCCGTTCCAGGAGCGCAGGAACGAGTCCCATGGGTCACTCACCACGTCCCAGGTTGCGCCTAGCGTATTGTCCACCGGGCCGAAGTCGGCATGGTTGACGTTCGGCAGCGTTCGGTAGGTGACAGTCTTGTCCACGAAATTGTAGACCAGAGCGCGGTCGCAGCTGCTCGAGCCGATGGCCGGGTAGGCGACGAAAATCTCATTTAGGAACGGGTTCAGATAGCAGAACACCAGGCCCTTGTTCGTCACGTCGATATTCTGGAAGAAATTGCGGCGCGCCTTCTTATCCAGGATGGAGGTGGCGTTGTAGCCGTCGTGCACCACGATGTCGGAGCCGGTCACGGCGAAATGGAAGCTGTCCACGTCCACCGCGCAGTTCTTGTTCATAAGGCCCGACATTCCGAAGACGCGGCGCGGAGACAGGATGAAGGCGCCACCGATATACGAAATGGCGTCAGTGCTCGATTCCCGGTAGACGATCAAATTGTCCTTCAGGCCCAGCACGTCGATGATGGGGTCTTGCCCATCGGCCAGGTCGAATTCGCCTGCCTCTTTGGTGGCGTCCGTTTTGTCCCAGCTGGTCGGCAGCGTGCCGGGGTCAGCCAGGCAGGACCACTTGATCATGTAGGGGAAATTCACCCCGCCGCGCGTGATATTTGCGGCCACCAGCAAGTTCTTGAACGAGCGGATGACCTTGCACCGGTCGCCCACAGTCCACGCGGTGAGGTCCACGAACTTGTTTGCCAGATTGGTGTCCCAGTACATCGGGACGCTGGCCGTGTCGCCTGCGGTGAATACCGGGATTCCGCCGAAGACCGTACCTGACCACTGGTTCACGACGCCGACGCGCGGTGTCACATGGGTGATGTCGGTATAGGTCGGCACGCCGGCCAGGTTCGTGACCACATACGACTTGGTGGCCGTGTGGAACAGCCAGTAGCGCACGCCGCCAACATAAATCGGCATGACGAACTGCGGGGCAAACGGGGGCGTGCCATACACCTGGCCATAGCCAAGCGTCTGGTACACGGAACCATCCAGGAACCGCATGTCGAGCGCATCAGTCCAGGCGGCCAGGTCAAGGTTCGGGATCCCGATGTCCTTGATGACCCCAATGGCGCCGCAGTTCGGGACCGGGACCTTAGCCATGGTATGCGTCCGGGTTCAGTGCTGCAGCCTCGATGAACAGGCCGTCCAGCTCGCCCGATTTGCCGCGCGCCGCCGCCCAAGCGTTGACCAGAGCATTATCCCGGCGCATGGTCTGTGCGCGATTCAGGAATGCGACAGCGACAGCCCCTTGCTCTTTGACGAACGCTTGTACGTCATCCCAATAGCCGGCGCTGATCAGCACCAGCTCTGCATTGAGCATCGGAACAGATTCTGGAACCATGGGGCCGGCATTGCGCCGGGCCGCGATTTCAGACTCTTCCTCTGGCGTGCAATCGCGCTCGCGCTGCTCTCCGGCCTCTTCATCCCAATAGCAAGTTGTGCTCATGATTACCCCTTAAGTATTGGCAATGCCGTAGACGCGAATCTTTCCGGATGCCTTGAAATTTGCTGCTGATGTCCATGAGAATCTAACGCCGCTCACAGCATTTGCAGCCACATAGGCAGTATTTATGCCGGCAAGAACGAATGCAGGCGTAACTGCTGACTGCGATGTTGATTTCCCAATAATCGATTTCAAGTTTGTCGCGTCGTTTGCATTGATGACATGCAGAGCAAAACTGATTCCTTTTCCGGATGTGTAGACGGCAGCTGGAGAAAGGAGCGATGACTGAGCCGATACAGTTACAGGCGTAGCAGTTTCAACGTTATTCCGGTAGTAATTAGTACCTGTATCTGCCACGCCTGCTGCAGCGCAATACATGATTAGCGTATCGTCGGCAGATGGCAAAATGCCCTCACCAATGATCAGATATGAATCATATGTCGAGCTGAAGGTGCTCAAGAAATCGACGTTGGCCGCTACTGTCGGGGTGAGCGTAGCCAGAAGCACCATACCGATATCGCTGGTCATTGCCATGGTCCCGTTTTTATTCGGCATGGCCACCGTGCGCGTGGTTGCTGTGGTGATGCCGGACAGGTCGAAGGCCATCAGTTTGGTTGCGTCCGCTCCATCCTTGAAGCGCATCACTGTTGCCTTTAGCAGCGCTGACCAGCTAGCAATCGCTCCATCCGTGGTTACGAACTTGTCCGCATTGCCACCTTGCGCTGGCAGGGCGGTAGAGAAGGCAAGGCCAGTAGCGTAGGTGCGCACCGCGTCAACATAGGCGCTCGTGACGGAAATCAGTCGGAACGATGTGCCGTCATAGGCTACGAGATAGGCCCGATTCGATACCAGGTCGCCGGCAGTCAAGGCCAGGCCCGCCTGCGTGATGATGGGCTTGGCGCCCAACCCGGAAATATTCAGCGTACAGGCGCCCGTGCAGTCGATGGTCGGCGTGAATTCCACCAGCATCTTGTTGGCGTAGGCGGTCAGGGCCTGCGATGGCGTGAGCGTGTAGGCGTTCACGGCGCCGCCGTCCACACCAGTAATCAGCACCGCGCCGACGAAGCCGGCAAAATCGTTCGTCAGCGCGATCTTGATGTTCTGGATATGGTTGTCCCCCTGGCTGATCGGGTCGGAGCCGGTGGGGTTCGTGCGGATGAAGTCCGCAATGTTGGTAACGGTCTCAAGTCCCATTTCAGTATCTCCGGGTGCGGTTCATATTGCCTGTGAAACTGATAGGCACGTCTGTTTGCAGCGGCGCCACCGACTTGGAGCGGGACTGTTCAGCCGCCACTTCCTCCAGGCAGCGCACGAACTCCGCTTTCCAGCTCGGGGCGCGCGCGTCGTCCTGCATGTACTTGGACGCCATGGTCAGGACGCCGAACAAATACAGGTCGGGCGAGCGAGCAATCAGGGTATTCGTGGTATTCGTGGCCGACAGGCCGGTGTCCTGCACATAGCGAAACTTGAGCGGGTACACCTGGTCGGCCTCGCGCTCAAATGCCAGGTTTGCTCCGTCCACGGCCACATACCACGGTTCCCCCTGCAGGTCGTTATTGACCGGCAGTGTGGTAGGCAGCAGCCAGTCGATGGGCCGGCGCGGCTCGGAATTCGTGATCCAAAGCGCGATGGGTTCGCTCATGTCGGTGGGGTGCACGACAAAGCGCGAACCGGGGACCGTCACCATGGAAACCTCGATTTCCTTGGGGGCGATGTTCAGCCGCCGATTGATCTTGGCTTCGGCCATGGTGATGAAGGTCGCCAGCTTGGCGGACAGGTCGCTGCGGTGCGTCCAGTCTGCAAACTCAGTGACCAGCCAGGCGTAATCGGACATGTCGGTCCCCTTGTTGCGTTACTTCGGAGCCGCTGCGGCGCGGGTGCGCTTGGCGGGCTTATCGGTCACTGCTGGTTCTGGAGGCGGGTTTTCCTCGGCCATGCGGGCCTGGTCGCTGTGCCAGTCTGTGAAGCCTTCGGCCTCGGCTTCGCGCTGCTCCACCTTGTCGTTCACGATTCGGTGTTCGTTGTCGCAATACAGCGACTTTGGAAATTCCTGAAACTCGGACATTTCGTTCTCCTATGCCCAGCAGAAGCTGGGCGGTTGTGCTGCGTTAAGCGACGACACCGGCCTGGACCGACTCGGGGCGCATGTAGCTGATGAGGTAGGATTCGGCAGCGGTTGGCGTCAAGCCACCAGCGCTCCAGTTCCCGAAAGTGATGGCCAGCGTGTTGGCGGCGCTCACGCGCGCGTTCACGATGCCCAGGCCAGCCTGCAGCGTCGGCTTGATGACGCTGACGAAATCGCCAAGCTTGAGGCCTGGCACGGTAAAGGTCTGCTCTGCGGTCGTGTTTGCGGCCACGATGGCGGGCGAAAGCGCCTGCGTGATGATGCCGACTGACAGCAGGTTCCCCATGAGGATTCCGGACATTTTGATTCTCCCTTGATGTGGAAAAACCTCCAGCCGAAGCTGGAGGCCATTTGCTGCGGTCGATCAGTTCGACAGGATGCGGCTGGCCAGCTGGGCGCGCAGCGTCTTGTAGCCATACAGCACGTCGATACGGCACGGGAACGCGCGGTCAGCGATGGTGAACTGGCGGACCAGCGACATGCTGATGCCGTCCATCACCTGGCGGGACGCGAAGTCCACACCTTCAGGCATCACCAGGTCGGCGGTGGCGAAGGTGAAAGCGTCCTTGTGGAACGCCAGCGAAGGCTTGTACACCGCCGAAGCGCCGCCCACCTTGGTGACTGCGCCGCCGTTGGTAGGCGAGGCCGTCACGTTCTGGCGACCTGTGGTAACGCTGATCGATGGGGAAATGGCCAGGGTGCCGGCACCGCCCGCATAGTCGGCAGTGATAACGAACTGCTGCAGCACGCCGGTATCGACTTTGGTTTCAGGGTGCACGCGGTTGCAACCTGCAAAGGTGACGACATCGCCTTTTTTGAAGGTTGTCGCGCCCACTGCGACGATCACGCCGGCACCAGTCTGGCCGGCGCCGTTGACCGTGTAGGTGGTGGCCGATGCGGCGGTGCCGGTGGTCTGCGAGGCCAGCAGGGTGTTCTCGTAGATGTCACCGAAACCAGCCGTACGGCCCACTTTGCCCTCGCGGTACTGCTTGGCCACTTCCGAGCTGTCCTGGAACAGGCCTTTGAGCGCGTCCACCAGGTCCAGGTTGTCCTGGGTGTTCAGCAGCAGCGTGCGCTTGTCGCCTGGTGCCAGGGCGTCCACCAGTTGCTTACGCGCCGTCAGAGCCTTGTTCATGGTCATCGGGTTGCCGATGTTGTTCACGACGTTGTACACGTCCAGCGCCATGGACAGGGCGTCCGCTTCGATGACAGCGGCCAGGACCGACATGGCAGGCGTGATGATGCGGTCGCTGAAATCCTGCAGGGACAGCGTGAGGTCCTGCGAGGTGAACGACAAGTCCACGCCCTTGACGCTGGTAACGCTCAGCGTGGTGCTGGTCTCGGTCGTGTCCTGCGCGGCCATGTTGATGCCCGAGCGGACGGTGTATTCATTCGGCAGGCGAATTTTCAGGTCCGAGCCGATCTTGGCGCCGTCCTTGGCGAACGAATCGTCGTACTGGCGGTTGATGGAGCCGATGAAATTCAGCTTCTGGTGCAGGACTGCCAGCGCTTCGCGCGTAACGGCGGTCGGGGTGAGGATGGTATTGGCCATGATTTACTCCAAAAAGTTTGGAAAGGGTTTAGCGTGCTGCTTTGAGCTGCTTGTCGCGCCACTTCAGCCACTGGTCCATCGGCAAATCGTCGGGATTGCGCACCGCCTGGGCGCCGCCTCGGGAGGCGGTAATGCGCGTGACCGGCTTCACTTCTGGGGTCGCTTCTTTCGGTTTTGCGGCTTGCTTCTTCTGGAGCTGGTCGAACATTTCCGCCTTGTTCAGCACCTTGACCAGCGCTGGGTTGCGCAGGACAGAGGCGGCGAGAGTGCCTTTCGGGATACCCTGCTCGGCTGCGTAATCCGCAATCCGATTCGAGCGTTCCGGGGACCAGCCGGGGATTTCACGCTTAAAGTACGTTTCCGCTTCCTGGATTTGCTTGGCGGTGGACTGCTGCTCAGCCAGTGCTTTTTCGTTCCGTTTCGTCGTGATCTTGTTTGCTACTTCAGTGCGGGCCGTTTCCAGGTCGCGCTGCTGCTGCTGGTACAACATTGCTTCTTTGGGGTTCTCATCGATCAGGCGCGCCCAGTCCAGACCACGGTACATGGCGAGCTGTTTGTCGATGGAGTGGATTTCCCCGATTTCAGCCAGGTATTCCTGGGCCTCGGCTGCGTGGCGTTGGACCTCTGCGTCCCGCGCCTCGACCGCCTTGCGATGCTCGGCCACTTCCTGGGTCTTCTTCGTGTAGTCCGCCTGCATCATGCGTTCCGCCTTCAGCTTCTCGGCGGCGCTTTTCGGCAATGCGAACTTCTTGTCGCCAATCTCGATTTCTTCTTCTGGATCGTCCTCGGCGGTTTGCTCTTGCGAGTCCGCGTCGGCGCCGTCAGCGTCATCTTGTTGGCCCGCTACCTCGTTTTCCACTTCCTCGGCGGCGGTGTTTCCTGCGGCTTCGGAATCCTGGCTTGCGACAGGTTGTTCCAGTTCGTCGTTCATTTTTGATGCTCCAGTAAAGCCGCAGGGCGGCAAATCGTTAGGCCGACGTGACGGTTTCCCAGGCAGAGCCCGTGTACACCTTCAGCTTGTTGGCCACGCTGTTGAAATAGATGTCGCCTTTCTCAGGTGTGGCAGGGTCGGCGGCCAGCGGCGCCAGGTTGACCTGGCCTTCCTTCTTGATCTTCATGCGCAGATTGCCAGCGCTGTTAAAGCCATTCGTGTAGAACCGGATGTCGTTGCGCGTTCCGGTGGCATCCGTGGCCAGCACCATGCTGCCGGTCTTGCCGGAAGCGGTCGGCGCCGATGCGAACAGGTAGCCCTCGTTGGCGCCGGTCACGGCATAGGCGGCCTGTGCGAAGGCGCTGGAGGTCATGCCCATGTCCATGAAGCCAGTCAGGTCGCTAGCGGCCACGTTGTCCGGGTAGGCGATCAGGTCGGCGCTGGCGTTCACGGTGGCAGACTTGTTCTGGATGCTAATCTGCGTATAGTTGTCAACCGACGCGGTGGCCTGGATGGTCGGGTTCGTCAGAACAGCGGGAAGGGCACCTCCTACTGACAGAATCAGGTTCGTGTTATAGCCAGACTTCCAGTCTTGGAGATATGGGTCCACCGTCAGATTCGTTGGGGCGTCATCGATGATCACCGAGGCGGC